TGAGATATCAGTAGCTAATAAGCCAGGCCAAGTTCCGGGGTGATTAGTAAAAGTTGCCTCAGTAAACTTTACATTTACTCCTTTTTCACTCACCAGTTCCACGTAAGTCTCGACGTCAAGTAAAATTGCCATTGGGGTTATCCCCTTTTTCTTCATACCAATATAAAATTTTTCTAACTTTTCTGAAAGATTTTTAGTTGGCCCAATTGGACTAAGGTCTACTTTAAAATATTCACTTTTTTTCTTACTCATTTATTTTCTCCTTGTTTGTTAGTCTGCCTTAAACTTTCCAGATAGTCAAGTATTTCTTTACGCGCAGATCTTCTCGCTAACGTTGACAGCCAGCTGCTAATTTTAGGGACATCCGCGCCTTGCTCTACAAGATATTTAACTATATCTAGGTGACCGTTATAAACTGCCACTTTTAAAGGTGCTTCACCATGGACATGAATGTCGGCTCCCTGCTCTACAAAGTATTTAACTACGTCTAGATGACCACGTTCAATTACCCAAATTAGATCATAATCATCGTTTCCCCGAACATCAGCACCTTGTTCTATGAGATACTTTACAATTTCAATTTTTCCTAAAATGCTAAATTTACGTAGAGACTTACCTAATTGTTCTTGATTCATGCATCACCAAAGGGCGTGGCGATCGTTAATAGTCAATAAAGCACTCCTGAGATCGTCGATAGTGCCATTATTTTCAATGACATAGTCAACATATTGATTACTAAGGCCACCTTCACTGGGGTGTTTAGGAACGCCAGCCTTAATATCGATTCGCTCTTTGTCGGACACAATCTTTATAATTAACCCGCCTAGTTCCTTGATTACCTTAGCCTCATTTTCGAACCGTAGGTCATCACAAGTTATAATACTTATGCTAGGCCAAGATGATACAAGGTCTTTTACATTCTGTTTCCACAAATCAACCCAGATATTCTCACCGAGGGTTTGTCTACCCCATTCGGTACCCAGGAGTTGAAGGAGTTTTCTGTCTTTAACCCAACCTTTAGGGACGGTATGCACCGGAGCAATAATGCGATAAATCTCTTCCTGCATCTCGTAAAGAGGTGCGGCAAACTTAGCGTTATAGGTTTGAAGTCCCCTATTTTCTACTAACTCTTCTAATTGGTTGACTGTCGTACTTTTCCCGCTACCCATTGCTCCTGTAAAAGCTATGATCTTCATGCCATCTCCTTTTCAAACAAAGCCTTTTCTTCTTCTCTGCGCTTCGTTAGCCCTGCTAATACTTTACCGCCTGCTTTATTCCATTGCAAGAGGGAATGCATGGCTAGGTCGAAGTTTCCCTCATTTACGTGCTTTAGAACACCACTATGAAGGAAGTTACCCGGGCCAACGTTGTAAGTAAACGAAACTAAAGCACTAAATTGATTATCATTTAGAGGAAAAGCTACATACTGCTCTACTGCGGATGCGATCCGGTGTACATCTTGGGCTAGAAGCTCATCGGCACGTTCTTGGGTAATTGTGCTGCGAAGATAAACATCGTCGCCTGTGTGACCAAAACCTATCGTAAGTATGCCAGCGGCATCTATATAGGCATTTAGGCAACATCCTTCATTCTTCTTAATAAGATCCAAGCCTTCTTTGGTAACCTTCATTTTTTACTCCTAAACTGTTCATATAGAGACAATTTAACCCTAAGCTCTGGAGAAAGGCCTAGATTCTTACATAGGCGCTCCAAGGTTACTAACTCACCGTAGGCTTCTTCCTCAGTGCTCCAGTTGTAGTCCTCTTTCATCTCAATTTCAACGAATCTGCCTAGTTCCTTAAGTTGTGTATCATAGCAAACATAAAACACCAGAGTATAGTAATCATAAGAATAAATAAAGCAATTTTTGAAAATAGAAAAGTCATATAAGTACCCGTTAATGTTACATAGTGCCTGGATCTTTTCCCTTGACACAGTTAAGGGAAGGTCAATGTTATGCTCTTCCCTGATATAGCTATTATCGTCAACAGTCTTCTTTTTGAAGGTAAGCTGGTTCTCGTTCGTATTCACCCGGTGGCGGTAGAAAGAACTAGGTTCTGCCGATTTACTATAGAAATGGTCAAAACCAGACACAATTTGAAATCGCTCCGCGTTGCGTTTTTCGCAGAAATCCTGGAATGCGGATAGGTCAGCCTTGGCAATGTATTTAAACTCGATCTCTAAATTTTGTAAACTCATGCGATCTCCCTTATGATAGATTTAGGAATAATTACAATTCCAAATCTGCAATATACGTATACTTGGGTATCTCTGTTTAATTGCTTAAAATCGTCACTTTCCTTTATATGTCTAGGTAGATAGTATTCATAAATTGGCTTCACGAAGGACCCCATCGGTAATAGTTTTTTGTCGTAGGAACCATAAGAAATTTGGTGATCTTCCTTGGTAATATATTCTTGAATTCTCATTTTTACCCTTTCCTATAGGTCTTGATAGCTGCTTTTTCCTCGTCGTAAAACCAGTTTCCAAGCTTAATGCGTAACTGTGTCGCCAGATTCTCACCGTATTTCCAGGCTATCTTTTCCCGTTCCAATACTGTCGCCTTGTGTCTCTTGCTAAACTTTTCTTTATATATCTGGGCGTAGGCTGCGTTGATCCTATTATACTCGTCCACCGAGAGAGATAAATCATCAAGTAGGTGTCCAAGCTCGTGCAAAAGAGTAGCTATCTCGGAGGACTGACTCATGGAACTATCAAGTTGTATCACTCGGCCAATATACATCCCATCTCCTGGGACATTGGAATACGAGATAGCAACACCTACTGCCGAGGCAAAGTCCAATAGCTTTTTCTTATAAATAAGATAGTTTTTAAGTTTTCTCACCTAGAACCGCCCATCTATCTTGTATTGTACATAATACTTCACCACTTTGTCTACATAAGATTTATTTTTCGTTGAGACGTGACCTGCATTATAGGCAGATAGCACTTTTACGGTGTCTTGGTGGTGCTTATATAGTTTATTGAGATGTCTAGCTGCGAAAAGCGCGTTAACTTGTGGATTTAAAAGAAGTTTAGGGTTACCGGTAAAACCGTATTCTTTGATGGTTGTCAGTTGGAGCTGGAATAGACCGTAAGACCGCTTAACGATTCCGTTTTGCTTATCCCGGCTATTGCCATCGTTTCGGTTTAGAGCTTTTGGGTTATGGTTAGATTCCACCTTAGCTATGGCATACATCAAAACGGGGTCTATGCCATACATACGGGCATATTGTCTAATGTAGTGGGGAATGACGGCAGTTGCACTCTCTACTACGTTTACTTGTGAGAAAAACATAAGGGCTATAATCAGTAACTTTCTCATATTACTAACTATAGCCCATTATTTTTAGGAAAGCAAGTTCTTAGAGCTTACCGGTCCAACGACCAGAAGTCGTTAATTTCATTGGGATAAATCTAGGAACGCCACTTTCTATAATACCTACACCGATGATTGGCTTAGCCTTGATGTGTTTACCGTAGTTGAAAGCTGGATTTGCTCTATCGATTAAACAACCGGCGTTGAATCCCCAGATTAAGTGTTTGGCATTGGCGTAATACTGGATGCCGGCGTAGGCATGGAGGTGCCCGATAACTGTAGACTGCATATTAGCGGATGCTGCCTTGAGCGCGCCATCTTTGCCAGAAAAACCTTCGCCGTGCTCGTATACGATACCGTCGATTTCCCAACTCGAAGCCCATCTCCATCCTTTAGGAGCTTCTAAAATCTCAGCATATGATTTTATTAAGGATTTTGGAATACCTGACTTAAAAGGCTTTCTATAGATTCTATCCGTGTGATTGGAGACACAACACTTAACTACGGGAAACAACTTGTAGAGCTTTTTCATCAAGACTACAGATGCTTTAAGCTCGTCTCCGGCTGAAGGTTGATCCGGGTCCTTGTCCCAGTCTCCTAATCCCGCAGCGTCAATCTCGTCTCCTAAACATATCACTTCGGTGATTTTATACGATTTCTTAACGGCAGCTAAAAATTCAAAGGTGTCAGGATGATGCGCAGGAAAGTGAATATCTGGAATCGCTAGTACTACTGATTTTTTACTTGACATTTTGTCCCCTATACTAGTGCGTTATTGTTTTGGGCCGGTATTCCCAGAGGTAAGATTCCTCACCAAATAGCTCATGGTGTTCTTATGGTCTTCTTCAAGCTTGTCTAAGGTTTCCTTAACCTTAGCTTCTAACGCGGTGAGACGCTTATTGATCACAGCCATCAAAGCTTCATGATGCTCCGCATGGATTGCACCAGGGAGCATTTCCTTAACAAGTTCACGTACTTCTTTCCTTACTGCCTTTGTATTCTTCTCACTCATATTTTCTTCTCCTTCTTTAATCGTTCTCTTTCTATATTTTCTCTAGTAGTCTTGGTAGAATGGCACAATTTGCACAAAACATCAAGATTAGAATCATCACACAATAATCGTGTCACAAACGTATCTAGATTCTGAAAACCATCTTCGACGGAAATCACAGGAATTCTATGGTCAATCTGAACTTCTTTACAACCAAAGAGTTCTTTACAAGAAGCGCATTCATATAAACCACGGTCTCGTTTAGCTTTTTGCATAGCTAAAGATGCCATAGGGGTCTTCTTCCAGTATCTTCTTAAAACGGCCTTGGCGAAAGTTATAGGGTTAAAGTCTCTTTTTGGCTTTATTAACTTGCAGACGCCACACATAGGTGTAAAATTCGATAATTGTATAGCTTTTCTGGATTCGGTAAGTTGGAATCCTATTCCCAGACCTTCAATTTTTTTACCGCAAGAAGAGCATGGTCGTTTTCTAAATTCAAGATATTCACTGTCGGTAATAGCGGTGCCTATTTTTTTCTTTTTCTTAAGCCATCTTCGGAAATGGGCTAAAATAGCTTTGTCACTTACAACATATTTCATCTGAGTAAGCCGTTTTTGTTCTCGTCTTTTAGGGGTCTTATCTTTAATAGCGGCTGCAACTGCTTTATTTAACTTTAACTGTTCTTGAGATAGCTTTCTTGCCTTGTTTAAATCTTCTTTGAGACACCCGCAGCTTTTAGACGTTCCCATCTTTAAAGAACTCAAAGATATTATTTTTTCAGTGCCGCACTCACACTTACACAACCAGAATGGCTTTTTGGCCTTCCATGCGCGGTCAAGCACTGTCCATCTACCAAATTTTTGGCCTCTAAGGTCAATTTCTCTATTCATACTTCCTTAAATGAGATTCATGGATTAGCATCTCAATAGGTCCATTCTTTAAAAGGTAGGAATAGGTCTTATCTTCCAATAACTTATACCCAATAACTGTGAAAATTGTGTACTCATAGAACAAATCATCGATGATTACTACCTTGTCAAAATATTTGAATTTATGCACGAATTTTTGATCTCCCTTCATATTGGTATACCGTCAACTTCTGGGAAAAGCAAGACTTTAAACCTTCGTTGTGATCAATTACCAATACGGGGGAATGGATACTAGAAATTTCTTCGATTAGGGAGTAAGCTTGTTGTTTTAGACGGTCAGATAAGCCATGAAGACTCTCATCGAGCATCACCAGGTTAACCCGGGTGTGGTTCTTATTCTCTACGGCCTTCTTCATAGACAACCATAGGCATAGCTTGAGTATACATCGTTGGCCACCTGACAGGGCCTTAAAGCTACATTCATTACCGTTGCGTTCGATCTTAACCTCCAAAGAGTCACCGTCGAGCATAAACATGGTTAGTTTAATCTCGGAGTCAAAGTGCTTCTCGAGTAGGCGGTTGATCTCAGTCTGGATAGCTACAATAGAGTTGGTGAGAAGGCGGCTTCTTAGCTTTATGGAGAGATCATACAAAAGTTCTAAGTGTGCGATCTCTCTAGCTTTCTTCTGTTTAATTACATGAAGTTTTACTAAAGAATCATGTTTTTCTTTAGCTTCAGCCTTCATTTTTTCTATTTGCGCTTCATGGAAATTCTTAGAATCCTTGTATACTTCTAGCATCTTACGAACGGCAAAGATGGATTCTTCCGTTTCCCATTTGTCTAGCTTCTTCATGATTCCGTTCCTTTCTAGAACGAGCTGCTGTTTACTTCTAGTTAGAGCTAAGCGCTCTCTGTTGAGCTTTTTCTCCTGGGCTTCTTTGTCACGAATCAAGGCTGATCTGGTTTCCTTCAGTCCTTCAACAGCTGACTGTGCAGCAAGTAAAAGTTCATGCTTTTTGTGGGACTCAAGAGGGGACTCACAGGTGGGGCAGACAGAAGCCTCTTTGGATAGAGAAGCCAGTATGAGGTCCTTCTCTTTGAGTTTTTCAGACAAAGAGGCATATTCTAGTGTCTTAGATGTTGTGACTTCATTTTCTTCATACTCTGAGGCTGTGATTAATGAAGTGAATCTGTCAATCTCTAAAGCCAATGCCGCTTCCTTTTCCTTAAGACTGGACACACCAGTTGTACTTGCTAGCTTATCTTCTAGTTCTCGGATGGTATTCTTACGGTCTTCTTCCCATCCAATGGACTCTTTTTGTCGCTTACTGATCGTGTCTTGGATGGTCTCTATCCGACATTGTGCACCGTGGCGTTCATATTCTGCTTTAATCAACTCTTGTCTAACTTCTTTCTTGAGCTCTAGGCATCTGGTCCCTAAGAGTATGGCAGACTCGGTGTCTACCAGCTTCTCTAGGGTCTCACGGCGATCAGAGGGCTTAGAGGTAAAGAAGGTCTCAGAGTCGGAGAACTGGGTAAAATAGACACAGGAGGTAAATTCTTCGAAAGTGAGCCCTATGATCTTATCGATGATCTTTTGGGTATCTTTGAGGCTAGTTCCTCTAAGCTGGGTGTGTCCTTCGATATACAGGTCATTCTTGTCACCGCGGGTTCTGTATATGGAGTAACACTGGTTATTAACTTGAAAGTCTACTACGACAACTGTAGGATTAGCCTCTCCCCAGCTACGAATTTCGTCACTTTTTGTAGATTTAGAGGTTTCTCCGTATAGGCCCCATACTATGGTGTCTAGAAGGGTAGATTTACCAGAGCCGGTATCTCCTTCTATAACTACGGGACCAGAAAGATCAGTTATCTTAAACTCTAAAAATTCAAAACTACCAAAGTTAGATGCTACAATTCTCTGAATTTTCACGATAACAACTTTCTTGCCAACTCTACTAACTCAGTTTTACTCTCTTCGGACTCAGACGTTTCCCTGATAAGCTGGAATAAAATATCACTCTTCGAAGCTTGTTCGAGTACGGGAGCTTCGATTTTATCCTGCGTATTGAGTATTTTCTCAAACCTGTAGTTGGCATGTCCTAAGTGTATCTTGCCTAGCTCATCCTTGTCAACTGTAGCCAAGTCAGTGGCATTTCCTCTGATTTTAAGCCATAGTAAATCATGTTGATTTAACCCAGCGATGGGGTCTTTAGCTGTCGCGACCGTTCTTTCTACTACTACA